CGGCAGATAAATCAGGTTACGCAGGAAGCTGGTGCGCCTTTGCACGATGAGCATTCTCACGCTGCTGACGCCTTCCGATACCTTGCTCAATCGTTAGATATGATGAATAATGACAACTGGGGCAAACCCTTGCCTGTTAACACACGATGGGTGGTCTGATGCTAGTGCCACAGGGCAATATCGTTTTGCGGCGTGACTATGATCGTGATATTGCAGAACTACGCCAGCAGATCAACGAACTCCGGCAGCTACTCACCGAAAAGGAAGAGAAGCGCCCCTATACCAAGCGAGCAGAAAAATGGATGAAGGACGCCTTGCATCAATCCTGAGTGCAGAGATTGATGATGCCATTGGCATGCTGGACAGCGAAACAACCGCCCAGCGTGCTGAAGCCCTGAATTACTACCTGCGTAACCCGTATGGCAATGAAGTAGAGGGGCGCAGCCAGATCGTAACGGGTGAGGTTGCAGAAGCCGTAGACGGTGCATTACCTCAGTTGATGCGTGTATTTACTGCGAGCGACGATATTGTTCGATTTGAACCTGTCGGGCCTGGTGACGAAGAAACTGCCAAACAAGCTACAGACTACTGTAACTGGGTTTTCTACAAAGACAACCCAGGTTTTGCGATTCTGCATCAATGGTTTTGGGACGCTCTCACGGCTAAAACTGGTACGGTTAAAGCCTACTGGGACGAGCGGATCGACGTTACCGAGGAAGAGTATCGGAACCTTACCGAAGCTGAACTCGCTCTGTTGCTGTCGGATGGTACGCGAGAGATTGTCGGGCAGAGTATCGAGCAGGAAGAAATGCTCGGGCCTGATGGCAACGTCATGATGGGTCTTGACGGTCAGCCGATGATGTCGACAACGTCAACCGTTACCGTCAGAAAGAAAGACAAGTCTGGTCGTGTTGCGATTGAGTGCGTACCGCCAGAAGAGTTTATCGTAAGCAAGAAGGCTGTATTCGGTCAGGAGAAGATGCCTTTTTGTGCGCATCGTAGTCTTGTACCGCGCACTGAGCTTGTACAGATGGGTTTTGACAAGGACGAGGTTTATAGCCTGCCTCAGTTCAATTCGCTGGACTTTACCGAAGAGCGGATCGCTCGGTACTCGCCGGGTGAAGAACCGTTCGAGCAGGAGAGTCTTGATGAGTCTATGCAGGAAGTCGAAGTATACGAGTGTTATATCTACGTAGACTCAGACGATGACGGCCTTGCAGAACTTCGTCAGATTTACTACAGCAATCAACAGATTCTCACTCGGGCTGATGGCACAAAAGCCAACATTCCAGTGGATTATGTGCCGTTCCATGTAATCTGCCCGTTCCCGATCCCGCATAAGTTCTTTGGTCAGTCTATGGCTGACAGGACGATGGACTTGCAACTGATTAAGTCCACTCTTGTCAGGCAGGCTCTTGATAACCTGTATCTGTCGAACAATGCGCGGGTGGGTGCGATTGAGGGTCAGGTCAATCTGGATGACCTTCTAAACGTCACGCCTGGTGGTGTTGTCCGGATGAAGTCAGCCGGTGCGATAACGCCGATGGTTGTGCCGAATATCGCTGACAGTGCGTTTCCGATGCTGGGGTACTTTGATAACGTACAGCAGAAGCGTACAGGCGTTTCAGACGCACAGCAGGGGTTAGACCCTAACGTCCTACAGAACGTCACTGCGGCGGCTGTAGCGGCCACTATGGGGGCTGCACAGGGCAAGCTAGAGTTGATTGCTCGATTGTTCGCTGAGACGGGTGTTAAAAGCCTGTTCAAGGGTATTCTGCATCTACTTTGCAAGTATCAAGACCAACCAAGGCTAATCAGGATGCGCGGCAAGTTTGTGCCGATGGATCCGCGAGAGTGGTCGAACCAATATGATGTAACTATCTCTGTCGGTCTTGGGACGGGCACAAAGCAAGAGCAGATGGCTATGCTCCAGATGGTTCTTGCGAAACAAGAGCAGATCCTTCAGGGTTATGGCCCTGCCAATCCGCTTGTGTCTGTCGGGCAGTATCGTGCGACTCTTGGTAGATTTATTGAGGCGGCAGGGTTCAAAGACTCGACCGAGTTCTTCAAAGAGATCACGCCTGAGATTGACCAGCAGCTTGCACAGCCTCCGCAACAGCAACAGGGCAACCCTGCGTTGGATGCGATGATGGCGCAGGCTCAGGCTCAGATTCAGATTGAGCAGCAGAAAGCGATGGCGGCGATTGAGACTCAAAGACTCAAGGCTCAGGCTGATATTCAACTGGCCAGAGAAAAGGCTGCGGCTGAACTCCAATTGAAACAGCAAGAGTTTCAGGTTGAGGCTCAGCTGAAAGCTGCCAAGATTGGAGCGGGTATTTCTGCGAATGTTGAGATACCCGGATGACGCCAGAACGCGCTGCTAACCTGATGCGAGACGATGAGTTTCGCGGTGAACTGAACAAGTTAAAGTCTATCTATACCGAGGCTTTACTAAATACTCACGAGTCAGATATTGACAAAAGAGAGAATTTTTATAGAATGATTCGTGCAATTGACGCGATCATCAGTCATTTTGAGGGAATAGCCTCAACGACTGAGATTAAGTCGAAACGCTGGAAAATCTTATAGGGGTTATATGGACACTAATCCGTCAGGAAGTGGCCCGCTGGATGTAAACAGTGCAGCCAATGCGATTCTCGGAATGATGGCCGATGAAGGCGAACAGCCGACTCAAGAGCCGCAGGAAGAAACGCAAGAGGTGCAACAAGAGCAAGTCGAGGAAACGCCGCGCTACCGGGTGAAAGCCGCAGGTGAGGAACGCGAAGTTACCATTGATGAACTCATTAAGTCGTATCAATTAGGCACTGACTACACTCAAAAGACCCAGGCGCTCGCAGAACAGCGTAAAGCTGTTGAGGCTGAAAAGTCTGCTGTCGAGCAAGCGAAACAACTCCGGGATCAGTACGCTCAACGTCTGGAACTTATTCAAAAAGTTCTTGCCGAGCAGAACAAACCGGAAGACGTAGAAGCTCTGAAAGAGATTGATCCGTTTAATTACGCAATCAAGAAACTTGAGCTTATTGACAAGAAAGAGCAGTTGAGAGCGATACAGGCTGAACAGCAACGACTCGCACAGATGCGACAATCCGAGCAGCAGCAAGCATTGCAGGCTCATTTAGCTCAAGAAGCCAAAAAGCTCAGTGACAAGTTGCCAGACTATGCACATCCAGAAAAGTCTGAGACTGTTAAAGCAGATATTCTGAATGCTGGCAGAGAGTTGGGATTTACGGATCAAGAACTTGGAGCAGCGTATGACAGCCGTGCGGTTCTAGCCCTTTGGAAGGCTGCGCAGTACGACAAACTTATGAGCCAGCGACCAAAGGCTAGCAGTCAGCCACCGCCGGTTCTTAAGTCCGGCGCTGCGAAGGTTGCACAACCAGAAACTGAATCGTATAAGGCTGAGCGAAACCGCCTGCGGAAGTCTGGTAAAGCCAGAGATGCCGCGTCCATTTTTGAAAAATTCTTGTGAGAACATCATGCCTACCTTTACCGCACATACGGCCATTGGCCAACGCGAAGACCTGATCGACGTTATCTACGACATCAGCCCCACCGAAACCCCTATTATGTCCACGCTTGCGCGGACTAAAGCCACTGCTGTTTTCCACGAATGGCAATCAGATAGTCTCGCCAGTGCTACGGCAGCGAATGCAGCCGTTGAGGGAGACGACGCTGTTAGCGCCACGATTAGCCCGACCACCCGTCTTGGTAACTATTGCCAGATCGTGCAGAAAACCATTCAGGTTTCTGGCACTCTGGAAGCTGTTAATAAAGCAGGTCGAAAATCTGAGCGTGCGTACCTTCTCTCTAAGGCGTCCAGTGAACTTAAGCGCGACATGGAAACTATTATCGCTGCCAACCAAGGCCGTGATGCTGGTTCTTCCTCGACTGCTCGGAAACTCGGCGCGATTCTGTCGTGGCTGAAAACCAATACGTCGAAAGGTACTTCTGGTACTGACCCGACGACTATCGGTGTTTCGACCCGTTCGGACGGCGCTACCCGTACGTTTACCGAGACTCTGCTCAAAGATGTAATGAAACTGGTTTATGACGCCGGCGGTAATCCCACCATGCTGGTCGTTAACTCGGGTCTAAAGCAGAAAGCCTCGGCATTTGCTGGTATTGCTGCTCAGCGTTATATGGCTCCCAGCGATCAGCCCACCACAATTATCGGGTCGGCTGATGTTTATATGGGAGATTTCGGAGTTCTCAACATAGTTCCCGACAGGTTCCTCCGTACCCGCGATGCGTTGCTGCTCGATCCTGAGTATGCCGCGCTTGCGTATCTGCGTCCGTTCCAGACTAACGATTTGGCTAAGACGGGCGACAGCGAGAAAACCCAGCTGCTTGCTGAGTTCACGCTGGAGATGCGTAACGAGGCCGCGCATGGCATCGTTGCTGACCTAAATCCCGCGCTGTAATGGGTGAAGGGGAGGGGGAAACCTCTCCCCTGCTTACATGAAAACACTGTTCTCAGTTGACCAAGGCCGATACACAGTTGCGCATGCGACTGATGACGGTATCGTGCTGGAAACCAAGCAGGATGTATCTGCAATCCTGGAAGCCAACAAGCGCGAATACAATGCGTCTGACGGCAAATTCGAGCCTGTCGTCACCAAGGTTGCCAGCCTTCCGCTTACAGTCATCGACGATCTAAACCGCAAGGGCATCATGCAGGGGTTTAGCATCAAGGATGACAAAGCATTCCGAGCGTTTCTAAACCATCCTGATAACCGATTTTTCAGGACTCACCCAGGGAAAATATGAAAATAGCCATCTGTGTTCCGTGTCGTGATGAGGTCATGTCGTCTTTCTGTTTTGACCTTTGCAGACTGGTTGAATACGAGGCTAAACGTGGGGTGATTGATCTTCAGTTGATGCAAATGCCTGGGACGCTGATATTTACTCAGCGAGAGAAGCTGGCGGCTGAGGCGATGCAGATGGGATGTGAGGCTGTCCTGTGGATTGACAGCGATATGAGGTTCCCGGCAAACACGCTGGAAGTGCTGTTAGCTAGGGATGTACCGGTAATTGGGGTAAATGCTACCACTCGCAGAGAGCCTATCTTGCCGACTGCGTTGAATCTTGAGATTACTAGAGAAATGCTTGACGGTAAACCCGAGCCAAAACAAGTTTGGCACAAGGTTGAGTCAAGAGGGAAAACGGGCATAGAACAAGTGACAGCGGTGGGATTCGGTGTTACACTTGTTCGTAGAGCGGTTTTCGATACATTGCCTCGTCCGTGGCACGACATCATCTGGACGGATTTCGGTAATGTGATCGGGGAAGACGTCACGTTTTGCGTGCGGTGCATGGAAAACGACATTCCCGTGTTTGTTG